AGTGAACTCTTGAACGTCAGAACCCGCCGCAGCCTCTGTCTCCACCGACATAACCTCAACTGTATTAGCCGCAGTGGCGTAGCACATGAGCCTATCACCCGTGGCCGTAGTCAGGTTGGTCGCGCCAGGGAGTTCAATGCCAGAGCCATGAGTGATCGTCAATGCACCGTCAAACTGCAACATGAAGAAGTTACCAGATTCCACAGTCATAGCTGAGAAGTTAGTGGTTCCCGTTACGTCGAAGTAGTTGCCGTCTGTGTCTATTACCAAGGGAGATGCTGAAGATATATCTCCACCCTTAGTCATTTTTAAAGTGGAGGCAATGCTAACTCCTCCTGTACCCAGCCCGTCGAGGCTGAGATCACCATTCGTGCTGACCGCTACGATTGCATCTGTTTTAAGTGTACTCATTATATCACCTTGAAGGTCGCGCCTGATGAGATCGTCAACGTCACCCCGGAGGCTATTGAAAATGGGCCAGTACAGGAGCCGTTGTCCGTTCCCAGCATGGTCTGATCGTTGTTCAGGGTTTGCTCATTAAGGCGAATGATATCAGCACTAGTGCCTAGTGGACTGCCTGATTCACCTAGCCATCCGCCACCACCGGCACCGATACCCAATGAAGTACGAGCAGCACTGGCAGAGGTAGCACCAGTGCCACCTTCGGCAATACCGACTGTTTCTAGTAGCTTGGTGCTGACTTTAGTTGTTGCCATTAGCTTGGCCCCCTCACTTTACTTTTTATCCATACGATTTACTCGGGCGCTTCAGGCCACGATGGGTTAGCTGGGTCTTCAGTTGATGCCGGAAGGTCGCGTAGTTCCTGACGGTACGTTGCCCATTCAGCCTTGGCATCATCCAGCGGCGAGTCAGGGGACTGTGTCCAATCGCTTGAGGCTAACAACGCATTACGCTCTGTGCGAAGTTTAACCATCGCCCGCGCTGGCTTTTCTGATTCCCAAGTCGCTTCTTCTGCGTTACGCGCCGCTTCTTCTTCGGCTGTAAACGGAACAGAAACCCCGCTAATGTCATGGTGTCTAGGCATAATTAACTCCTACCATATGCACGTCCCCGGTCAAGTTGCCAGTGGACCATTTGAACCTAACCGCGTCTATATTTTCAGCAGCATCTATGATGAACCCTCCAGAGAAATACTGAAGAGAACCAGCACTGGCTTGCGTCATTAGGCCGTGCATATAACCCTGATGCTGGTTACTGGAACTTGGGTCAAATAGTCTAATAGTGCCCTCAAACCCCGGCTCTGTCGTTGGGGAAATATCCAATTCAGTGTGTGTCAGCTGAATCCGGGAAGCAGATGTGCTGCCTACGGCAGATTCCTGCGAGCCTGATGAGTCATCCCGTATTCTCCCAATCCCATACCTATAAGCTGACGATCTATATGATGAACCACCGTTCGTCGATACCTCCATCAGTAAAGCTGCGTGTGTAGCTGAACCCTGCATGTTGATGAATACAAAATCCACATAATCATATGAAAAATCGGCGGTGGTGGTGAACGCAGTGGTCGCTGCCCCAGAAGGTGAATTTGTGCTGAGAAACGTGTGTATACCACCACTAGCCTCCTCCATCACAGCCGCGACACCCGCTCCGCCGGACGTAAGAATGTCTCCATCCGAACCTGTGGCGATATAAGCAGGGTCGCCGCTAGCGTCTATGCCAATGAGGTTTCCGTCAGTCCCACCAGCCATTTTTGCAAGGGTAACTGCATTATCTGCGAGTGCGCCTGTGCTAACAGACCCCTCCGATAGGGTTGCATTACCTGATATAAAACCAGCCATTATGTTATCTCCAGATAGCTAAGGGTTAGTTCCAATGAAGAGGCGTTCTCTGCAATTAGCCGGATATAGTCTCCAGTTTCAAGAACCAGTTTGCCGTCCATTGGATTGAATGAATCATTTATTGGAATGCTTAACTGGTGAACCATTTCACTATTTGACCCACCCCCGCTTTGGTATATCGCCACCGTCACCCACGAGGCAGTAGTGGCGTGGACGTTAGCAATCGTAAATCCAAGGATTATTGAAGTGGTGGAACTCGGTGTCGTGTAAACAGTTGCCAGCGATGTACCTATATCGGCTGAAACCATCTTAAAAGTGTTTGCCATTTCTTTATGCTCCTAACGCTATGACAAGGCCAATATCAACGGCAGGGTCTTGGTAACTAGGGGCCGAGCCAGAGCCGTTGGAAGTGAGTATCTGAGTCGCAGTACCAATGTGCGCGAGTTGGTCGTAGCCGACTGTGTTATCCCCCGGCACATTAGCCTGATAACTTGGTGCCGAGCCGGTGCCATTGGAGGTCAGTACATGAGTAGCCGTTCCTAAATGCGTTAATTGATCGTAGCCGACTGTATTATCCCCCGGCACACCAATGTCTAGGGATGCAATCGTGGTGATCTCAACATCAGAAGTACCGGTTGGAATGGCTGTGTCGAATGTAACTACGGCACCTGACAGGGAGTAGGTATCGTGATGCTGCATGACGCCATCGAAGGTCACGGTGATTGAGTTTTCACTGGCTGGTGTGACTGACAGGGTTAAGGCTGTAGTCGAACCAGCGGTATAATCGGTGCTGTCTTCATAGTTATCGACAGTGACTGACCCGCCCGGAGTCGATGCCAGCACCGTATGCCAGTTAGAACCATCACAGATCAGGGTGGTGGTTTCATACTGGGTAGAGAGAGTGACTGTTAATGCCCCGTCAATAGTCTCAGAAGAGTTTGCATCGACGGTGACGGCGTTGGACGAACTGTCAATCTTCTTCAGCGTAATAACAAACCCATCACCAACCGTAGCAGCAGCGGTTAGGTTAAACGTCCTGGCACCACCACTTGCATCCATCGTCAGGACATAGTCATCGTCGTCACCGACAACCGTGTAGGTGGCTGTCTTAGCTACAACCCCCTTAAACACATCGCCACCGGAAGAAGCCACGGGAGAAGCTCCACTATTAGGGAATGGCATAAACAAGAAGGTGCTGGTCGTTAAGGCATAAACGAGAGCAAGGTCGTTTGCCGCTGCCTGATAGTTGGTGTTGCCAGCTACTGTGATCGTAGCACTATCGACGACAGACGCGGCGGCATCGAAGATTACCCACATGGAGTCGCCAGCGCTCTTTGGGGTGCCGAAATCTGTGATGGCGTTCGTGCCTGTTATGTGGACTGTGTTGCCGTCGAAGTTAGCCCATATGTTTGTGTCACCAGCAACAGAGGCGATATTCGCGCCTTGAGCATGGCTTATAAATTTTGAGTTCGTGTCAAGGAAGCCGCCGAGTTGCGGAGTTGAATCCTCAACAACTGTAGCTATGGCTCCCAGATTAGTTCGTGCGCCGCTTGCAGTGCTTGACCCAGTACCACCAGCTGCCACGGCAACGTCTGTTCCAGTCCATACACCAGTTGTAATTGTTCCAACTGTCACTAGTGCAGTATCACCAGTCCATGCAGTCAATCCAACAGGGCTCACAGCACGAGTGTCATCAGAGCCTGTATTAACTTCAGCTGTAGTGGCAATCTCAATTATTCCAGATGTAGTAAGTCCGGCTGTAGCCACAACAAAGTCCATATCTCCTGAACTGTCTTGGTACGTAACTGCGATACCTGTCTTCGTACCGCCAGTTGCTACAAGGGCACCTGCAAAATCTTCAACTTGTTCTTGCGTTAAAGCTGTTGTAACCTGAGTGGCAATATATGCCTTAATGGACTGCTGTGAAGCCACGGCAGTAGCACTATCCGATGCCATATTATCTTCATCGAGATAGTTTGTAAAAGATCCGCCAGCAAAAGTAATGGTTTTGCCCGTAAAGGTCAGGGCTGAAGGGAGGGAAATAGTCGGGTCACCGGACACTCCTAAACCATTAGTAACCGTGATTTCAGCACTGGTTCCAGTAATGGTTCTAGTAACTGATGTGGTGCCAGCTGAAGTTACACACAGTACTCCAGTACCAGAGACATCTTCAAAGCCACCGTCTTCTAGCTTACCAATTTCACTAGCGGCGACATCAAATGCTGCCTTAAGCTCAGTTTTAGAGACATTAACGTGAGTTGTTAAGCCTGCGCCTAGTGTGCTATCAATTGTACTAGCCATTACTAATCATCCAAAAATACTGCAAAGTCTGTGAACACATGGAGGTCGTCCCAGGTATATTGTTTGAGGACATCTTCTCTGGTATCGGATCTTGGGTGATGAAGCCCCTGAGAACTGTCCCGAACTCTGGGCGGAGTAATCTGTGGATGCTTTTCTTCCCATTCGTTCTTATGTACCCTTAGACCCGTCCATTCAGTACGCGCATCTCGATACCTGATCTTACGTCCAGTGCGGTCATCAATAAGATACGCACGCTTACCAGAACTAAATTTAGCCATGCCTACCTCTTCTCAGGGCGTCTAAACTCATCTGTACGATGACGCCCTTCTTCTTCTACCTTAAAGGTGTCCAACGCTCGCTTATACATCTCCAACCACATTTGTCGTTGTTCACCTGTGACCTTCATAAAGGCCATGCACTCGACCAAACAGGCATATAATAAAACATCTGGGGCGTTAGTACTTAGCCAGGAAGGTGAGGTCGTGACTAGTCCGGCCATTCTGTAGTTATACGCTACCTCCAGCGTAACAGAGGCTGACGGAGTTGGTGCAATTTGTAAAGTGTCTTCGTCCTGTTTCCAGCAATAGAACTTAGGAGCCGTTTCAGTGGAGGAATTGGAGTTCATCTCATAGATAAAGGACTCATCCTTAGGCAGTAAAAATGACCCATCGCTATTGTTTTTTACCCAGCGGATAAGGATAATATTAGTAGGTAATGCTCCTTCATCGGTATAATCCTGTCCTGAAGTAACCGCTACAGTAGTGTCAATTTGCCGGTTTTCAGTTAGATCAGCCTCACGTTGAACCCTAATCTCAGCCAGCGCGATAATGGTATCAAGTTGTCCTGTAAAATCAGCATCGTCATTTTCAGTCCAGGCTTGAATAGCTGACTTAATAGAAGTTAGAGTGAATGCAGGATTAACCATTATACATGCTTATATCAGGGACTAAGAAGAAACTAGCCCTCTCCCTGTCCTCTTCTGCGGCTTCTTCAAAAGCCTGCGTATAATTAGCCTTAAGTTCCAGGCGATGGTCCTTCGACACCCCGCCAATTCGAGAAGGCCTGCTGCCCCCCTCTCCAGTCATCTGATATAGTGGAGGGTTCTTTAGCGCAATATTATACGCTAAGCCATATACAAGGGCGGGATAGAACCTACGGGGGGTGCCGGGAGAATCTGTATATTTACCTGCATCTTCTGGATATGTTATAGTCCATGAGATAAGTTGGTAAGTTGAAACATTTGGAACAGGGTATATAAATAGAGTGTGACCTGTCCCAGCGTTGCGGTCTAATGCATATTGTGTGGGAGAACCTATAAGAGATTTGTTAGAAAATCCTAAATACTCTGATAGAGTGACTCTGTTAGCTGTAATATCAAGATCAGGACTGGGAACAGTGTCTCGAATTACTGCATCAATAATGTCTACGTATTTAGAATCCAGCGTGTAATTAGCTGTATTAGCTAAGATAGACGTTGTCACCTGCTCTAAAGTCCACAAGTTCACACCCTTATTAATCCATTCCGTGAGAACTAGGTTAAGGGCCCTTAAAGCCGTCTTGAGTTGATAACCTCCGACATTATCCAATCCGCATAGTTCATAAGCCTCTTCAATGACTTCATGAATATCTAGGTCAAAAGCATATGTTCCGCTAGACGCCACTACTGTCTCCCATTAGCTAAACGTAATTCCCTTAGAATGGCTTTTATATCCTGTCGAATCATTTTCTGTTCTTTCTGCATTGTCTTAGTACGCTCATCAATCCTTGCTTGGCCCTGTTTTAGGTCAGAGTTATTGTCCTCTATATGGGTCAGACGCTTATCGTGGCTAATCAACTGGATTTGCTGCGCGCCCGCACCGCCAGCCAATGCAAGTACGAATACCGCTATAGGCCAAAATCTCATGATATCTAGTTTCTTTGCCATGTTAAATCCGACTGGTTCAGGGGGCAGTATGCGCCCCGTTTATATCTCTAAACCCGAGCAGACTTATCAGGAGTTACTTTACCAACCATTATGCACCCCCACTCTGCGTGATTCTAAGATTTGCGCTGCCTGAGGTGTGCGCTGTGATTGCCAATCGGATGGCTGTTGGTGGGTTGGTGTAGTTACCGTATTGGGCCGTGGTTTCATTAACAACCGAATCGTGATTAAAGACCGGAGCATCACCTGATGTGAATAGTCTCTGGCCAAGCAGGTCGTAAAAGGTGTGCTCAACATCATATGTTAATGACGCACCACTTGATAGGTCTACCCCGAAGCCCAGATTAAAGGTCCGGCCACGGTAGTTAACGATCTGCCAAGGACTCTCACAAGTACCATCCACGCCAACCTCAGTGGCACCAGCCATTGCCGCACTTCCAACAACTCGGGTAACAGTTTTGAAGTTTTCGGTGGTAACTACAGTAGAATTATTAGGGCCGGTAATGGTTGAAGTTAGTACGTTATCATAGAAGTCTGTGCCGGTGATCGTAAAGGTCTTGCTGCTCTCATTACTGCCGCCGTAGATGGAGATGTGCATGGGAATCGCTGGAGTCATCACGCCAAAAACTCCAACTTCAACAGCCCCAGTGAATGTGCCACTAGGTACGATGCTGGTGATGTAGGAGAAAAGAGTGGACCCACTAACTGTGTAGTTGTTGGGGCCGGTGATAGCTTCAGAGATGACCGCACCATCACCGTTCTTACCGGTAACAGTCAGCGTTTTACCGCTTTCGTCGGATGCCCCATAAATAGTGACACGAACTGGGCTAAGCTTGAAGCTAACACCTAAGACCCCATTGAGGGTTAGAGCAGTAGTGCCTGAAGGTGTTTGTGAAGCGCAAATACCATTTCTATCCAGACCAGACGATAGCGTTCCGTTAATGATATGGTCCAGGTTCCCGCTAGCCAGGGTCTGAGACAAGGAAATACCATTCCGGTCTAAGGCGTCTGGTGCGAGAGTGATTGTCCTAATCTTAGACATTCTTTATATCCTCTCGTTCAAATCTGAGGGAGTTCCCAAAGTTGCAATAACCGAACTAATCGGCCTGTATATTTATTATACAGGATTTTTAAGTGCGAAGTCAACTCAAAAAGAAAGGGAGGTCCGAGGACCTCCCTAACTCCCAGGGTAAACCTAGTTGACTGCTCAGCCACCGCTCGTTCCGTAGACGCCGCGCCAGTCGCTCCAGCCGTAGCTGTAACGCTCGCGGGCTTTGAACCGCACGTTACCCGTCTCAAAGTCGCCTTCCATTTTAGTGGAAACAGGCTTCCTCTCGAAGTGCTTCATCGCATCGGGACAATCAGTCCGTAAGAACCAAGCATCCACATCAGTAAAGCGGTGGTTAACGTGGAATCCGCCCGGAACCGCACCCATGTTGTAGATAGCGTTAACATCGTTGTTAGCGGTATCAACACGGTAGGGGCTCATAAGCAGACGTTCAGCAACGAACACCAAGTCACGCGGAATATGCAGAGACTTGACAGGAACGGCGACGGGGATGTCCGCATCGTCGGTCCAACCAGCAATGGTGATCAGAGCGGCTTCGAGAGTAGTCTCGGAGAGATCTACATCGGTACTCGGCCTGTTCGCCAGATCGGCGCTACCCGACTTAAGGCTGTGAGAAGTGCTGCACAAGGCATCACCATCACCACCAACATAACTGGTGCTGAACGCATTGTTGTACACATTGGCAGCAATCGTCTGCCTAGTGTGAGCCATTGACCGCGCCAGAGCCTTACTCAGGCGGGCCGAAAGCTTGTCGTAGAGGTTATCTTCCATCGACTCCTCAGTGAGGGCGAAAGCAAGAGCAATCGTATCATGGGTATAGCGAGAGACCCATGACTCACCAGTCGTCACATAGGAGACGCCCTGACCCTCAGGCTTGATGCCAGCAGCACCGAAGCCAGGGAACAGAACTTCCTCTTCAAAAGCCCGGTTGGACTTTTCTTTCTCAAACAGAGGAACGTCTTCATTCTCGTATCGAGAGTATTCGATACCGAAAATGGCATTAAGACCGGGTTCCAGTTCTTTGAGAAGTTGTGCTCTAGAAATAGCCATAGTTCAGAACTCCTAAATACCGTCAATCGCGGCCTTGAGGCGATGCTCGTTAGGCATAACGAAGACATCCATCGTTGTACCAGCCACAGAAAATGACCGGTCTAGCTCAGCAGAGCCCAAGAATTTGAAGTGACCACCTCCACCAACACCTGAGGTGCTGGAGTCAATGCCTTCTCCTGAGCGCTTAATGGCAAAGTTACCCGTGCCATGATCGGTGTCAATCAACTCTCCGGTGTCCGCAAGGACAAGGGCCGTAGAGTTCTGATCTGCCTGCGCCTTGAAAACCATGTCGGGGTTATCATAGACATAAGCGTAAGCAGTGCTGCCTGACTTAATGGATTGAGCTGCAAGCCATTGAGAGTCAAAGCGGACATCACCCGTAGCATCGTCAACATACTCAACACCCGCGAAGATGCCGATCATGAGCAATGTATCAGCATGGTCGATAATAGTGCCATCGGTATGGAGGGCTGCAAGATCACCGGAGTTAAAACCGGGAGTGTAGTCATCCGCAATGGTGTACTGACCGTACTGATTTGGGGAAGGCCCGCCGGACGAGCCAGGAACTCGCCAAGGAATATAGCCATAAGCCATACTATTTACCTTCTTCTATTTCGAGTCCTGGCCTTTTAAGCCTAGTCCTCGAATTCTACTTCTTTGCGCGAACCGTCTCCTCGTGTTACTGAGGAAGAACTTCCATCTCGCGTGAGGGCTAATCCAGTTCCAGCAACATCCCGGCCTAATTGTATATCCACTGATTTTTGCAGGTCTTCGGTCTTCTTACGATAGTAAGCGTTCCTCTGTTCCACAATCTCCAATGGCACTTTGGCTAGGATTACATCACCGGAGCGAACTACTCCTTCATGTTTCCCACCTTCAAACGTATCATGCGGATAATCGTCACCTAATTCGCTTGGTCGTACGGGGGTATATCCCTGACGCTCCCACTTGTATATGTTAGAGGCTTGGTCTTCTCCACGAAGCTCGTGTCGAATCCATCGATATTTATATCCAGCAGGCGGCTCTGGAACTTCTAAAGCGTTAGGTGGACGCCACTGTACTTGTTTACGGGTACCCGTTTGAGAGCGGGACTTACGAGTTGTCTTAGCAGTTTTGGTCATTTCTTCCTCCGCTGGCCTAAGACCGCGACGCGATCTTGGCTTTTTCTCGCGCATATGCTTTCGGGGTTACCCCGAGGCTTTTAGCTCGCATAAGTTCACTTCGAGTGAGTAGAACCTTGCTGCTAGAGGTTTTACCAGAGGTGCGCGTTCCTCCAGTTACTACCTGAACGGGCTTTTTGCGAGGAGTTACGGAGACTGTGCCACCGCCTTCT